TACTGGAAGAAGGTGAAGGGTAACCTGTGACTAAACGCTGGCACCACTGTGACTTCTGTACACCGAAACCTGAGGAGGAGAGAAAGGTGACATCACTAATATTCGACATCGAGACGGACAGCCTGGAACCCGAGATGATCCATTGTCTCGTCACCCTGGACTGCGACACCGGGGAGATCTGCCGGTACAACCATGAGAACGAGGGCAACTTCTACCTGGGCCTGAAGTCTCTCCAAGAGGCTGACGTAATCATCGGCCACAACATCATCGGGTTTGACCTAATAGCGATCCGCAAGCTGTACCCCGAGTGGACCACGCGAGCTGAGATCAAGGACACCCTGATCTACTCCCGGCTGATCTGGCCGCATCTCCGGGAGTTGGACCACCAGAAGCACTGGGGAAAGAACATCGAGGTCACCGCCGGGTCTCACTCCTTGGAGGCTTGGGGACTCCGGCTGGGGTTCGAGAAGTGGACCGACATGACCGAGGACAAGTCGATCTTCGAGCGGTGGTCTCAAGAACTTTCAGACTACTGTGCCAGGGATGTCGAGGTAACCTGGAGACTGTGGAATGAGATCCAGTACAAGGACCCGACAGAAGCCTCGGTTGCCTTGGAGCACAAGTTCACGGTTCTCATGGAGGACATGAGCAGACACGGGTTCCTGTTTGATCGGCGGGAAGCTGAGAAGCTATACGCCCGGTTGACTAAGAGACAGCGGGGACACGAGGAGGCCCTGGCGGTAGCCTTCCCACCCAAGACCATCGAGCGGTACTCGGAGAAGACGGGCCGTCGCCTGAAAGACAAGACCGAGGTGTTCAACCCAGGGTCCCGTAAGCAGATCGCAGAGCGTCTCCAAGAGCACGGCTGGGTCCCCGAGGAGTTCACCCCGGATGGACGCCCGAAGGTCTCCGAGACGATCCTGAGGGAACTGGGGGGATGTATCCCGGAAGCCTGGGTGCTGATGGACTACCTCCTGACCCAGAAGAAGATCGGCCAGTTGGCCGAGGGTAAGAACAGCCTACTGGGGTTGGCCGACAGAGACGACAGAGTCCACGGTCGGGTGATCGCTAACGGTACGGTGTCCGGGAGATGTGCCCATCACTCCCCGAACATGGCCCAGGTCCCTGCCGACGAAGAGTTCCGCAATCTCTTCATCGTCCCTGAGGACTATGCGTTGGTGGGCTGTGATGCTTCGGGGTTAGAACTGCGGTGTCTCGCTCACTATATGTACCCCTGGGACAACGGGGCGTATGCCCGCCAGATCTTGGAGGGTGACATCCATACGCAGAACATGGAGGCCGCAGGGTTGACTGACAGGTCCCAGGCGAAGACTCTGATTTATGCCCTCGTGTACGGCGCTGGAGACGCCAAACTGGGGGAGATCGTGGACGGTGGTATGAAGGAGGGCAGGGCTCTCCGCAAGCGGTTCATGGACAACACCCCGGCTCTCAAGAAACTGACGGATGCCGTCAAACACAAGGCGAAGACCGATGGTGTCCTGAAGGGCCTGGATGGACGCAAGCTACACTGTCGCAGCCAACACTCAGCTCTCAACCTGCTGCTCCAGAGTGCCGGGGCTCTCCTTATGAAAACAGCCACCTGTATTCTGTCTGACAGGTTGGCCCGTATACAGCTATACAAACCTACGGACTGGGCTCTGGTCGCTCACGTACATGATGAGTTCCAGATTGAATGCCTGGAGGTTGTCTCGGACATCGTGTCAGACAACGCCCGGTTCGCTATTGAAGCCTCTGGGGATGTCTTCGACTTCCATATACCTCTAGCCGCTGAGTCCCGAATAGGAAGGAACTGGTGGGAGACACACTGAGTCCAGAGTACATCGCTGGGTTCCTTGATGGTGAGGGATGCTTTCGGTTCTTGGCCACCCCGATTGTCGAAGCTGCCACAACTTACCCGGAGACCTTGCGGGATCTCCACGAGAGTTACGGCGGGACATTTACAACGGCTTACCAGCCCGACTTAGCCCGTAAACCTATGTTTCGCTGGTATGTCATGGGACCTAATGCAGACCGGCTGTTAGAGGACATACTCCCGCATCTCCGGGAAAAGCACAGGCAGGCATCACTCTTGAGGAAGGTCCTTCGGTATCCCCCAAAGACAGAGATGCGGCAGGCGTTTCTGCGAGAACTCAAAGCCCTAAAGAGAATCCCGTACAAGACATGGTTCACTCAATTAAAGACTTCTTCATAGGGGAACTGATTGAGGAACTTCAACGGAGGAGCGGAGCCAGCGTGGTGTTCATCCGGCAGAAGACCAACGAACAGAAGAAGAAGTACCTGATGGGTGTCAGCGGTCCACCGACAGAGGTGACAAAGCTGATGGTTATCGGGAGTGACCATATCCTGACAAAATTCGACGAGGAAGAAGATGACGACGACCCTACTGATAGACGCGGACATCCTGATCCACCAGACGGCAGCCTCATGTGAGCAGATCATCTGTTGGGATCAGGCGGAAGACATCTGGTCTGTAACGGCAGATGCCCGTGAGGCCAAACAGCGGGTGGACTGTGATGTCCGCTGGTACAAGGACCACTTGAACGCTGACAAGGTGATCCTGTGTTTCACGGCACCGGACAACTTCAGGAACGATGTGGCGGAATACTACAAGAGCAACCGCAAGGGCCAGAGGAAGCCAACGATCTTCCCCGAGCTGCGTCGGTATTGCCTGGACGCCTACAGGTGCCGGGTGATTGACCGGCTGGAGGCTGACGATGTCATGGGCATCCTCAGTACCTCCCGGTCCATCAAGGGTACGAAGATCATCGTCAGCGAGGACAAGGACCTCCTACAGATACCGGGGTACGTCTACCGGCCCTCTGAAGGAGAGGTCAGGAAGATCACCAAACGGGAGGCAGATCGCTGGTTTCTTACCCAGACGTTGACCGGGGACTCAACCGATGGATACCCCGGCCTGCCTGGGTGCGGACCCAAGACGGCGGAGAAGATCCTGGAGGTGGGCTGCTGGGACGAGGTTGTCCAGGCGTATGAGAAGAAGGGTCTCGGGGAAGACGAAGCTGTCCGTCAGGCTCAACTTGCCCGCATTCTGAGAACCACTGAGTACAATCTCAAGACCAAGAAACTGAAACTGTGGACCCCTGAGAGGAAGAAGGTATGAATCAGAACGAGCTGTTTGAGTTCCATCAGTCCATGGCCGAGAAGGCCCTGGCTATCTGTAAGAAAAAGAACAACGACTACACGTCGGCTGCCGGTGGCGGGAATGATCCCTTTGCCAACTTCAGTCGCGTGGAGGCCATGGGGATTATGACCACGGAACAGGGGTTCCTGGTTCGCATGACCGACAAGATGTCCCGGCTGTCTACCTATGCCGACCTCGGGAGACTGGAGGTTGGCGATGAGACGGTGGAGGATACCCTGCTGGACCTTATCAACTATTCGATCCTATTGGCAGCATACCTAAGGCACAGTAATGGCAGATAAGATCCGCCTTACGGAACACGCATTCCCTCGTATTACGAAGGCTTTAATGGCCGAATTAGAGGAAAGGTTCCCTCCCCGGTTCCCAGGTCTCGATTGGAAAGACCGCGAGATCTGGTATCGGGCGGGCCAGCGGTCTGTTGTGGACTTCCTGGCTGAACTCTTCAACGAACAAGTGGAACGAAGCAAGCCATAACCATGTGCCTATTCAGTAAACCCAAGATGCCGGAGATGCCCGCACCTCCTCCGCCCGCTCCCCCGGCTCCCACCAGGATGACCAGGAAGATCCGCCCCACCCCTATCGGGCGGTCACGCACGGCCTCTGGCGGTTCCCAGGGTTCTCTGAGCCGTCTTCGTATCCCCCTGAACCTACCCCAGTAACATGGAAAGAAGCACCGCCGCAGGCCTCTACACCAAGCTCTCAAGCAAACGTGATAGTTACCTGCGACGTGGCCGGGATGTTGCGAAAGTAACTATCCCGCACCTGTTGACGGAAGAAGGTCACTCCCACTCCACCAAACTGGCTACCCCCTATCAGTCGGTCGGTGCCCGTGGGATTAGTAATCTGGCTAGCAAGCTCCTCCTAAGTCTCCTACCCCCTAGCCAGCCCTTCTTTCGTCTTCAGGTGGACCCCTTCACCCTCGAGCAACTCACGGGGATGGAGGACGCCCGCACGGAAGTCGAGGCGTCTCTTGCTGAAATCGAGAATGCCGTACACGGGGAGATCGAAGCGTTGGCCCTCCGGGTGCCGGTCTTCGAGGCCCTGAAGCAACTGGTGGTCTGCGGGAATGCTCTGATGTATATGCCCGAAGAGGGCACCATGCGGGTCTATAAGATGGACCGCTATGTGGTCCAGCGGGACTACAAGGGTGACATCGAAACCATCGTCATCAAAGAGACCATCTCTCCCTCAGCTCTGCCTGAGGAGGTCCGGGCGATGCTGCCTTCGGAATCTACGGGTGGCTCAGAGGACGGTGTAGACATATACACCTGCGTACATCGGTCAGACAAAGACAACTACGAGGTCTGGCAGGAAGCTGCCGGTGAGACTGTTGAGTCCACCATGGGCACCTTCAAGGCTGACAAGCTCCCCTATATGGCGCTCAGGATGAACGCTGTGACCGGGATGGACTATGGGTACGGATACGCTGTCGAACTGTTGGGGGACCTCCAGAGCCTTGAGGCGCTGTCTCAGGCGATGATCGAGGGGGCTGCCGCTGCCTCCAAGGTCCTATTCTTGGTGGACCCAGCGTCCCCCACAAGAGCCCGTACATTAGCCGAGGCTCCCAACGGAGCCATCCGAGAGGGACGAGCGGACGATGTGTCCGTGGTCACGCTGGGATCTAAGGCAGCAGACATGAGGATTGCCTACGAGGCGATCAACAATATCTCCGAGAGACTGGGGTACAGCTTCATGCTGAACACCAGTGTCCAACGGCAGGGTGAGCGCGTCACCGCCGAGGAGATCAGGTACATGATCCAAGAGCTGGAGGCCCAGCTTGCCGGTCAATATTCGATCTTGTCCCAGGAACTCCAGATGAAACTGGTGACCCTGGTGATGGACCGCATGAAGTCCCAGGGGCGTCTACCGAAGATCCCCAAGGACATCGTGAAGCCCACCGTGGTCACCGGCATTGAAGCCCTGGGTCGCGGTCAGGATCTCACGAGACTGGATGTCTTCATCGCGGGGGCCATGCAGACCTTTGGTCCTGAGATGCTCAACCAGTATCTCGACATCCGGGATTATTTAGAACGTCGAGCGACGGCCCTGGGTCTACCCATGAAGGGCCTCGTGAAGACTGAAGAGCAGATCCAACAGGAGACGCAGCAAAACCAGATGCAAGGCATGGTCCAACAGTTCGGACCCCAGGTCTTGGATATGGCCCAGAAGAACATGGAAGCCCCTACACCCGAGGAAGGATAAATGGCTGAATACAGCAAAGTACAGTTTGAAGAAGGAACCGCAGGCGAACCCAAGGTGGACTCCGCTATGGAGGAAGCACTGGCCGCTGAGACGCCGGAGACACCCCCGGAGCCCGAGGGTCTTCAGATCCAGCAGGCGGACGGCGTAGAGAACGTCACCGAGAAGTTTGCCGGCGACTTCGACAAACTGGCGGAGGCATACAGTGAACTGGAAAAGAGATTCCACGCAAAACCCGAGACACCTGCTGAGGCTCCTCGGGCTGGTCTGGATGAGCTTCAACCGTATGTCGATGAGTACACGGCAACGGGCCAACTCAGCCCTAAGAGTCGCGCTGCATTGGCTGAGAAGTTCCCTGAAGAGCTGATTGACGATTACCTCCAGAAGTCCGCGACTGCCTCTGAGTTTGAAACCCTCAAGCAACAGCAGGAACTCGGAGCGATCTACTCGTCAGTCGGTGGCGAGGATAACTACAACCGCATGGTCACCTGGGCAGCAGACAACCTCCCGGCTGAAGACATCAACGCCTTCAATGATGCCGTGAACTCTGATCTCGCCCAGGCCAACTTGGCCGTCAAAGGACTGGCAGCCCTCTATACACAATCCACCGGGTCTTCCCCCCAACTCCTACAGTCTCGACCTGAAGGAAGTTCCGGCCCCTCTCCCTATGAGTCTTTGGCCCAGGTCACGGCTGACATGAAGAACCCGGAATACAAAACAGATCCGGCGTTCCGAGCGAAGGTCCAAGCCCGACTCAGTGTCTCAAACGTGATGTAAACAATGGAACTACCGAAATTCTCAGTGGGCAGTTTGACAAGCACCTCCGAAGGTGTTTCCCAGACTGGTCTACTTGGCCTATGTGGCTGGGTGCTTATGGGCGACTTCTCTGACTCCATCAAGACCGCCGCTCTTATTGCGGCTGCCGTTGGCTCAGGTCTTTATGCAATCAGCCGTGGGATGGCAAAGAAAAATGCGAAGTAGTCTTATCGCCCTGGCCCTTGTTGGGGCTCTAGCGAGTTGCGCTGTTCTGGATAAGACCATCGACGTTATCACCCCGGACGGCGAGGTTGAAACAACCACCGTTGGGGACCTAGTTGCCGACAACTCCGAAGGCATCTCCGGTGCCGTCGAGGGAATCGTCGGGACTGTCACGGGTAACCCCATGGCCGCTGGCGGAGCTGCTGCTCTTGCTGCGGTCCTCCTAGGTAGGGCTCGCCGTCGCAAGAAGGCTGCGGTCGTTGCCGAAGAGCCTAAGGATACCCCCGAAGCGTAATGTTGAGGCCCCTCCTGGTTGGCGCACTAGCCTTGGGGGGCTGCTCAACCCCTGGTGACTGGGGAGAATAACGGCGAAGATAACCGGAAGGACATCGAACAATAAAACACAACACACTTAGACTTATCGTCTGACCCGGCCCGTCAAGGCGGATAACCGGCTGCTCCAGGGTTTGTGCGCGAGTGTTGTTATTTCCCTTTTCTGTAACGCAAACCAACAAATCTAGGAGTATCAACAATGGTTGATGTTTCACGTCTTGGTCAGGTCAACGGCGCTTCTGATGCCGACGCCCTGTTCCTTAAGGTCTTCGCTGGAGAGGTACTCAGTACATTCCAAGAGACCAACAAATTCATGGACAAGCACACTGTCCGTACAATCTCCAGTGGTAAGTCAGCTCAGTTCCCGTGCCTCGGGGTTGCGGCTGCTCGTTACCACACTCCCGGTGAATCCGTAATTGATGGGGCCGACGCCGATGGTGACAACTACCTCAGCAAGATCAACCACAACGAGAGGATCATCTCGATTGACGATATCCTCACGTCTTCGGTCTTGGTCGCTGATGCAGATGAACTGATGAACCACTACGATGTCCGTAGTGAGTACGCTTCGGCCATCGGAAGAGCCCTCTCCAAGCGCATGGACCAGAACGTCATCTCGACGATCTTCGCGGCTGCCAAGGAGTCTACTCCGAACGTGACCGGCGGTCCTGTCGGCGGTGAGATCACCATGTCTGGTAGCACTGGCGACGACCTCATCGGTTTCGCCTTCGACGCTGCCGAACAGCTTGACGAGAACGACGCCCCGACCGACAACCGCTACTTTGCCCTTCGACCGGCTGAATACTACAAGCTGATTGAAGACGCAGGATCGGGTACGGCACTCGTCAACCGCGACTATGTCGGCGGTAACGGCGGTCTCGACTCGGGCGTGGTCTACAAGGTTGCTGGTATGACCATCGTGTCTACCAACAACATGAGGTCCACTGACTCTGACGCCGTCACTACGACTGGTGAGAACAACGATGTCTTCGGCAGCGCCGGTGTTGGCTACAACGCCGACTTCAGCAAGCTCTGGGGCCTCGCCTTCACCAAAGAGGCTGTGGGCACCGTCAAACTTGCCGACCTCTCCCTGGAGAGTGAGTACCAAGTGGACCGCCTCGCCACGCTCTTCCTTGCGAAGTACATGTGTGGGCACGGTATCCTCCGTCCTGAGTGCGCGGTTGCAGCCATCACGGCCTAAACCAAAATCTGAATCGGAGTCCTTCCTCCTCTGATGCCTCCTGGGGACACCTCTAGTTTCGACTAGGGGTGTCCCCCTTCTTTTCCTGAGAAACCAATGGCAATAACGAACACAACCAAATTGCAGGCAGTCAACACGATGTTGTCTGCGGTGGGCTCCAGCCCCGTCAGTACGTTGACCGGCCAGCAGACCGCTGATGCCGTGGTTGCTCAGAACATCCTGGATGAAGTCACCCGAGAGGTCACCTCCCAGGGGTGGGCCTTCAACTACGAGAGGAAAGTCCCGCTGTCTCCTGACGGTAACAGCGAGATCGTCCTGGGGACCGATGTGGCTCGCATTGACGCCACCCCCGGATACAACACGGGCCTGGATTTGGTCCAACGTGGGAACCGGCTGTATGACCGGAAGAACCACACATACACGATTACCGACAAGCTGACCTGTGATGTCATTTACTTCATGGCATTTGATGACACGCCGGAAGCGGCTCGTCGGTTGATGATGATTCGAGCTGCCAGGGTCTTCCAAGACCGCATGGTGGGCTCTGGGAATCACCACACATACAACATGACGGACGAGGTGAAAGCCTTGGCTGACCTGAAGGACATGGAGGGCGATACGGCGGATCACAGTATCTTTAATAATTACGACGTATACCGCATCATAGATCGCCCGACTGCCTTCAAGTCCTCCAGCCTGGACACCCTTAGCTGATGGCCCTGATTAACTCCCCGGTCCCCAACCTGATCGGGGGAGTCAGTCAGCAACCCGCTGCCTTGCGATTCCCCGGTCAGGCGGAGCTGCAAGAGAACGCCATGGCTACTGTGGTCGAGGGTCTCACCAAGAGGCCTCCGACAGAACACATAGCCACAGTCTTCTCGGGAGACGCCGGGACCGTGATGGCCCATACGATCAACCGGGATGCCGACGAGAGATATGTGGTTGTCCTGGGGGACCAGAGCGCTCTTGGAGACAACACCGTGCGGGTCTATGACATCGACGGTAACGCCAAGTCTATCAAGGACAACAGCGGGTCCGAATCCAGTGCAGGGGACACGGCGGTCTCTGCCGACTTCACCTATTTGGACTGCGATGATCCCACCCAGGATCTCAAGGTCATCACGGTGAATGACTATACGTTCATCGTGAACCGGAAGATCACCCCGGCGATGACTGCGGACACCACAGATGACCCCGGTAACCAGGCGTTGGTCACGATTGTCCAGGGTAACTACTCGACCAAGTACACGGTCAAGGTGTCCTATGACGATGGGGCGAACACCCGAGAGGTCACCATAACCACGCCAACCGGCGGGGCTGATGAGATCCAGACCACGGCGATTGCGACCAACATGAAGACCGCCTTTGCTACGGGGTCTGCCTCCAGTCCTGATGCCACGGTGACAGACACCGGAACCTTTGACACAGCCGAGTTTGCCTTTGCCGTCTCTGGGTCCACTGTCCACATCGAGCGGGCCACGTCTTCAGATGACTTTGACATCACCCTGGAGGACTCTGTCGGCAACGGGAACGCCACCCTGGTCAAAGACACCGCCCAGTTGTTCACGGACCTGCCGCTGGTTGCCCCGCATGACTTTGTCACAAAGATCGCGGGTGACCCCGAGTCCGGTATTGACGACTACTATGTGAAGTTCGTCTCAGATGATGGGGCCAGCTTTGCCAACGGCACCTGGGAAGAGACTGTGGAGCCAGGGATCGAGCATGAGATCGACTCGGCAACCATGCCGCACCTCCTGCTGCGGACGGCTGACGGTAACTTCCAGTTCACCCCGGCTGATGGTCATACCTATGACATTGACGGGACAGACTACACGGTCCCCGAGTGGACCACGAGACAAGCCGGGAGCACTACGACCAACCCGGACCCCGGATTCATCGGGGAGCCTATCAACGACATCTTCTTCTTCAAGAACCGCCTGGGGTTCCTGGCTGGAGAGACGGTCATCCTGAGTGAGGCCGGTGAGTTCTTCAACTTCTTCCGGACCACCATCACGTCTCTGCTGGACTCAGCAGTCATCGACGTGACCGCAGCTCACACAAAGGTCTCCATCCTGAGACATGCCGTCCCCTATGTGGAGGTCTTGGTGTTGTTCTCGGACCAGACCCAGTTTGTCCTGAGGTCTGAGGGTCTACTGACCCCGAAGACCGTGAGTATCACCCCATCGACAGAGTTTGAGTCGGATCGTTATGTTGCTCCAGAAGCTAACGGTGACTCGATCTTCTTTGCTACGACCCGAGGGTCTTATGCCGGTATCCGAGAGTACCGGGACGTGTCAAGCCAACGCCTGAGCTTTGAGGCAACTGAGGTCTCGGCCACAGTGCCTACTTATATTTCAGGCTCCATCTCTAAGATGGCCTCCTCTACCAAGGAGGATGTACTGGTCATCCAGGCGTCTGGCTCCACGTCAACCCTATGGGTCTATAAGTTCTTCAACAACGGTGGACAGCGGGTCCAATCCAGTTGGTTCAAGTACACGTTCACTGATGCCACCGTCAAGAACATCGACTTCATCGACTCCACGATGTACCTGCTGATCCAGAGAACCGAGGGCCTCTTCCTGGAGTCTCTCAACTTTGCCCCCGGTCAAGCGGACACCGACAGTACCTTCAGGATCGCGCTGGACCGGCGGATCAACGAGTCTGATTGTTCCCCCAGTCCGTCTTACGACTCGGGGACCGACAAGACCACGTTCACCCTGCCGTACAACATCTCCTCTGGGGCGACCATGCAGGTTGTCTCCAGGGCCACCTCGACGGTGGAACCTGGGATCAACTACCCGATCACCAAGAAATACACGAACACCGTGGTTGTCGCTGGGGATCTATCGTCGGCCCCTGTGTGGATCGGCGAGCAGTACACCAAGAAATACACGTTCACCAAGATCCATCTGCAACAGCCGTCTCAGCGCGGTGGTATGGCGGCTGTCTTGAGTGGCCGCTATCAGCTCAGGTATGGCACCCTGCTGTATGAGGACTCTGGGTACTTTAAGGTCAAGGTGACCCCGAGATACCAGACGGCCTATGAGTACCCCTTTACTGGTAGAGTCCTGGGGTCTGGCAACAACCTGATTGGGTCCCCGTCCATTGAGGATGGTGTCTTCAAGTTCCCCATGATGGGCAAGCACGATGAGCTAACCGTGGAAGTGGAGAATGACTCCCCGTTACCCAGCCGACTATTAGGTGCAGAGTGGGAAGCAAGCTACAACCCCCGCAGCACGCGCATGGGGTAGTCCTACCGGCGAAGCTGGCGGACATCCCGAAGATGAGCCAGCGGTTAAGACCGGCGGATCTGGTTGAACTGGAGGCTCATGGGGAGACTAATACCCTGGTGGCTCTCCTGAGGGCCGTGAGACGCTCTGAGAAGAGCTATACGGTCTGGCTGGATGATCTCCCCGCAGCCATCTTTGGTGTCGGCAGAGCCCCACAGGATGCGTCTGTGGGAGTCATATGGTTACTGGGGACACCAGAGATCGAGACCATCAAGATTCAATTCCTCCGGGAGTCACGCAAGTGGCTGGAGGAGATGTCACAGGAATATGACCTGTTGACCAATGTTGTCCACGAGGACAACCAACTGCACATCCGCTGGCTGAAATGGCTGGGGATGTCTTTCATTCGTCATCAACCCCCGTTCGTGGAGTTCGTCAAGATATGATCTTTTCTGGGCTGTTAATGCCGCAGATAGCGGCAACGATGCAGACAGCTGCCAGTATGTCCATGATGCAGATGATGTTTGCCGTCAACGCTGCCCAGTCCCTTGCCCAGTACATCGGTCAGCAACAACAGGCCTCTGCCATGGCTGACTACCAGCAGCAGATGTATGACCAGAACAAAGAGATCGCGGATCAAGCGGCTGTTGACCAATACCAGGGGTTTGGCACCCGGACATACCAGGAGCGTGAGGCGGCTGCCCTGGACATTATGAATGCCTCCAGAGCTGCCAGAGAAGCTATGGGTACCGCCCGAGTCTCCGCCGGTGAAGCTGGTGTCTCTGGGGCCTCCTCAGACGCCATGCTGCAAGACTTTGAGAGACGCCAGTTTGAGTACACCTACGGACGCTCCAGGTCCCAGGACTTCCGTGAGCAAGCCTATGAGAGTCAGAAGAAGGGCATCCGGTCCCAACAGCAGGGCCGCACCCTGTCCATGCTGCCGAAGCCTGTGGATAGACCTGACTTCCTTGGGGCTGCCTTGAGGATCGGCGCGGGGTACATGGATGCCAAGAGGCAATTCAGCGTTCCCGTTTGGAAAGACGGCAGATACAACCTTCAGTCTTACTAATGGCCCAGCAGAACCCCTATATCCAGAAGCCGGTACGCCGCAAGCCGGTCAGCCTGAATCTCCCTGGGGCCTCGGTGACTCCGGCGGCTTCCCCGGTTGACACCTACTTCAGGACGAACCTACCGCAACCGTCGCAGACCAATGCGTTGCTACAGGTAGCCGGGGCTCTCGCGCCGTTCTCCAAGTCACTGGGGAATTACCTCCAGTTCAACATGGAGAACCAGCAGGACGAGGCGAAGATCCAGGCGGAGATGGATGTCAAGGAGTGGTCTGTCGAACAAGTCAAACAGGTTGCTGAGATGTCTCAGGAGGAACTGAAGGCAACGGGTCTCCTGAATGGTCCTGTGGCTAACCGTCCGGATTACTATATCGCCGCCAAGATCAACGCCGGTAAGCGTCTCGGGGACATCGCCCAGCAGGGCATCATCGCCAAATACGGCGAGATGCTGGCGGATCTGACAGACCCCTCGAAAGAGGTCAACATCGCGGAGGCCCTTGGGGGAATCCGTGAAGAGGTCTTGGGGGAGTTCGGGGAGATGGGGTTCTACTCCCAGAAGGGAGCGTCGGCTGCTGTTGATCCCCTGATTGACAGCCTGACCAAGAAGACCATCGAGGCAAAACAACAGAGGGTCGAAGAGGAGAACATTGAGAACCTGACGGTTGGGTTTGTAAAGGCGTATATGGCGGTTGCGGCTGATGAGAAGACTACGCCGGGTGAGATACAGATGTTGATGGGGATCACCCAGGCTCAACTGGAAAAGTACAAAGCGGTAGGCGGTAAGAAGCCTCAAGACATCCTGTTTGATTCCTTGGAGAGAGCTGCCGGTGAACTGGTGGAAGACGGTTCTGAATCTGTGGCTGTAGCCCTGATGGAGATGGCTAGGACGACCCTGGGACCCGGCGGTAAACCGCTGGCTAAACCGGGGACCAAGGCGCATGAGCGTCTGCTGGAGCTTGAGGACAGGATTGAGGGGAAGGCGGAGGAGAACCGGAACAAAGACCGCCGGGACTACCGGGAGAAGAACATTGTGGCTGAAGAAAAGGCGGCTGATGTTGTCACTGGGTTTTACAATGACAACCCCGTGGGAACGGAGTTGACCCCGGAGATTGAGGCAGAAATCCGGCAGGTCTTTGAAGCCGAGGGCCTTGATGGCTTTGCTGCTAACAGCTTTATCTTTAGCCAACGCGAAATAGCCAAAGAGCGTCAGTCCGTTACCACGGACATGGACACCTACCGGGCATTTGAGCGACGCCTTGCAGACGGCGAAGTGATCCCCGCTGGGGACCTAGTAGATGAACTCGGGGTGGCGTTGAGTATGCAGGATTTCCAAAGACTCAAGACGGCCAACGACGCCAACAAAGAGACCCCGGAACGTAAGGCGGAACAGGATGACGCCTGGAGTATCTTTGTCACGAACGTCCTGGGAGCTGACGGAATTAAAGGATACACGGGAGAGTCCCAAAAGACTCTGACGAACAGACTGGCGGCTGCAAAGAAGGCTTACAGACGTGAAGCTGCTGCTGCCAGGAAATCAGGAGAATGGGATACATTCCTGGATCGGTGGTCCCCCGGAGGTGCGGCGGTAACCCGGTTCCGCCAGGAAGCCGAAGAGGCCCTACAGTTCCGCACGGATCGCCTGCCGGAGTTCTTGATGTCTGACGGTGTCGTAAAGACCCAGCATAATCTGTTCATTCAGACCCTCCCAGACATGGAAAGTAAGGAGGCGGAAGCGGCGCAGACGGAGAAAGCTCAAGATGTCTGGTATGCCCGTCTACCAGATGCAATCGCCTGGGCCGAGGCAAACTCCGACCGAGACTCTGAGATCCCCCAGAAGGTTGCCCAATTTATGAGGACTAACGCTCAAGCCATGAGGAACGAAGTCACCCTGGCTGGCGCTGCGGTGGAAGAGGCTGTTGATCGGACTGGAAGACAACTGCCGGGGGCTATCCGCTATATGGCGGAAGAGGGTCTACCGGGCGAGGAGTTCTTACGTGAAGGCGTGGACCCCACCCGGCCCCTTCGGGAGAGGCTCCGCGAGGGGTTCATCGAACTTAGGAAGAAGGCTCTTGGGAAGACCTACAACCAAGCGGCGATAGATGGGTCTAGTGAAACCTGGAGCGCGGAACATATACCATCCTTGCAGGCAGCTTTGGGGGAATTCGTAGCCTCTAGGGGGACGGAGATTTCCAACTACCCGGATGCCGACTGGAAGAAGTCTCGAGGTTCTTCCGCAAGATATATGCTCACAAACGGAGGCATCCATCCTCAGTGGTTTATTGACGATAGAGGTTCGCTCGTCGGATACGGCGGTTTCTCCTTCACCCTTGAAGAAGCCACGCAGTTCCTCCCCGAGACCTACATGGGGGCCGGTATGGATGCCGACAAACTGCTGGCCGGTGAAGTCCCCGCTGGAATAAAAGCCGAGGAGATCCGCCCGTCTCTCATGCGGCTCTTCAGGGACCGGGCTCACTTTGAGGAATTCGAGGCTGAGATGAAGGCGGTCCCCGACACAGATGACGGCACTCTCCTGGCTCAAACCAGGATCGGCAAACTAGCGGCTGCTCTCGGTCTCCGCCCGACAACCATGGACAACAAGTGGACCGCTCAAATTCTCATGCAACATCAAGCTCAACTCTTAGAGGACTAACGTGGGTCTGATCTCTGACGATTATCTCAATGAGCCGCTGACCTCCTCCCTGCGGCCTGACGAGAAGCCTCTTGCGGAGCAACAGGAAGAAGACTTCGGCTTCTTCGACTATGCCGGGGACCTTGCGGCGGCTATTCCTAGAGGTCTCGCAGGAGCCGTGGAAGGCATCGCGGAGATCGGCAACATCATCCCCGGTGTTGACTACGACATCGCCGCGAACCTCGGGTTGGGCCGGAGTAAGACCTTCGTTGGCGGAGCCCTTGAGGGAATCACCGAGTTCGCCACCGCGTTCATCCCGGTGGTCGGCTGGGTCGGTCGGGGTGCCAAGGTTGCCGGGATGGCTGGCAAGGCTGGTAAAGGTGTCAAGTTAGCAGGTGGTCTAGAGAAAGCCGCCAAACTGAAGGGAGCCCGAGGCTGGGCAGCTCGCAGAGGTCAGGAAGCCATCGCGGGTGGTATCGCAGACTTCGGGGTTATGCAGGGCCATGAGGCCAGACTGTCGGATCTCATCGAGCAGTTCCCCGGTCTCCAGAACCCGGTCACCGAGTTCCTCCAGTCCGACGAGGATGACCCCGAGATCGTGGGTCGTCTCAAGGCGGCTGTGGAAGGCCTCGGTGCGGGGATCGTCTTTGACTCCTTCCTGTTGGGTATCAAGGCACTCCGTAAAGGTAAGCAAGCGTTCAACGACGGGGTAGCGAAGGGGTTGTCTGATGAAGCTGCTGGTAAGAATGCAGTAGATGCCGCAAACGGCGTGTACGGAGCCGAGGAAGTCTCCCAGGTCGCCCGGTCTCTCAATGTCTCCGACGATCAAGCGGTTGGCGTTCTGGGTCTGGCGGATGCCATGGGTCTTGACCGGAACTCTATTGAGTTCACCAGGGGAGCTGAACCAGGGACCACGTCTCTCCGCCAGTTACCTGATGGGCGCGAGGTAGAGACCCGGCAACTCGGGGTTCTCTTCTCGCAGTTAGACCGCGCTCTTAAAGACGCTCCCCAGCGGAAGATGACCACAGGTCAACTGGAGAAGTACCTCCAGAAGTCCGGGGTCAAAGCTGAAGAGATCGAGTGGTCTGGTCTGAGGGACATCCTGGATGAGAACCCCAATGTGGATCTCGATGAGGCCATGAAGATGGTCTCGGGGATTCAGGTTGAGGAGGTTGTTCTGGGGTCAGATTTGGCTGATCGGCGCGGCCCTGTTAGTAGTTCCCCAAAATACGGGGGCTCATCCTACACCCTCCCCGGCGGTGAGAACTACCGGGAGCTGTTGATTACGCTACCTGGGGGAAAGACCAGTGAAGAATTCGTGCAGGACCGGGATGCCGCTTGGCGGGTCATCGAAGCCCTCCCCGGCTTTCCTACTGATGCCCACCCCCTGGCGCAGACTCGATGGGCGCGAGAAGAGGCCCCGCCTGAGATATATTCACGGTGGTCCGATGCTACCGAGGGTACTCGGGCAGGTGGCCGACCTCCTGGGCAGTACACCGGAAGCCACTTCGACGAACCCAACATCCTGGGACACATCCGGTTTGACGAGCGGGTCGGGGCTGACGGCAAGAAGACCCTGTTCATCCAGGAGATCCAGAGTGACTGGCATCAGGCTGGGAGGAAAGAGGGGTATGCTGTTGGAGAAACTCCGCGAGTCGATCTGGTAGAT